TTATTTAGTCTAAACCTCATCCCACTTTTTGGATGATTCATTCCATTTATATTGTTTACTATCAGTTGGATATGTTACTGGAGCTTCATATGTATTTGTCTTTTCATCAAAAACCCAAGATGAATATGGTTTTGGGGGAAAGAATGCTTTTTTACTTGCATCATAAGTATAATCTTTATCAGCTCTAGCACCTATAACAGTTTCACTCTCAAAAGTTTCTATATAACTACTACCAAGAGTTTTAATAAATTCTTCATCTTCTGCTTGAATTACGTTAATTACTTTATTATCTTTATCTACTTCTGCAAAATATCTCATATTACCACTCCACCACACAATATCCAGCGGCACCACCCATACCATTATGGCCACCGTTACCACCAGCACCACCAGTACCCAAACCTCTTCCAGTACCATTATTAGTACCTCTTGCATTTCCAGCACCAAAGACACTAGCACCACCACCAAATTGAGTTGGGTTTCCACCACCAGAAACTTGAGGAGGAGAAGAGTTAATATATAAACCACCTTTTTGTGTGTTACTTCCTTTTCCACCATCGCATTCTATGTACCAACCTTGACCAGATGTACCAAACTTAGAATCATTACCATCAACACCATGAGCACCACCACCAAAAGTACCAGAGGATGCAGCTCCAATTGTTACAGCGATTGCAGCAGCAGGAGTTACTGTTCTTTCTAACCACAAAACACCAGCACCTCCACCACCAGATTGGCTTGCACCTTGGTTTTGTCCAGCTCCACCACCAGCACATATTGAAACATAAACTTTTGTTATACCAGAAGGCACCGTAAAAGTTCCAGAGGATAGAAAAACTTGTCTTCTAGAACTTGATGGGTCTAGACCATTTAATTTTAACTTTATAAGTGCCATTATGGTTTCTCCGGCCAAGTAACATCATCTAAAGATGTTGCACTATCTGTTATATCTCTTAATGCTTGTCTATATGTTTTCATTGCAGTAGGAATATTAGTTCCCAACTCTTTGTGCATAGTGACAACCCAATCTGTTTCTGCGAGTTTATCATTACGAACTTCTCTGAGTTCACCCAAAGTGATTTTATTATCAAGTGCAGTCGCTTCTTTTTCCAATGCATCCAATTTTGCATCAGTTGGTTTTGTTTTGGAATCTAAATTCCACTGAACAATTCTTGGGCCATTGCCGTCATCTTGAACTACAACATCGTTTAGGAAATCAACATCACTTCCCACATACGCTTTAATTTTTGAAATATAAGTTGCCATTTTCTAATCCTATGTTAATCTAAATCCACCAAAGCCAGAACCAGAGGAACGAATATTTCTTGAACCTGTGCTTGTATAAACTCTAGCATCTACTGTGTCTCCAGCAGACAAGGCAAGAATTCCAGAAACTTGTGCATTAAACCAATCGTTACCACCACCAACACTATAACCTTGCTGAAGTGTTTCTGTTGCATCACCAGATGGTTGACTGTTGTTTACATAAAATCTCATATAAACTGCGTCAACTTTGTTTGTAAATCCAGATATATTTATTCTAGAGAAAAAATAGTAATTACCACTACTTGGAGCAGTGAATTGTTTGGTTGTTGTGTTATAACAATTATCTGGGTCAGTTTCTTCCACAGTGAAATTTAATAATGTCCAAGTTGTGCCAGAGATATTTTGGGTAGAAGCTATATCTGTCTGAAACGAACAAGTTCCAGAAGCAATGTTAATGCCCGTCAGTGCAGCACCACTAATTGCTGGTAATGCACCAGTAAGTTTTGATGCAGCCATACCAGCAATCTTTGCATCTGTCACTGCATTTGTAGCAATCTTTCCAGCAGTAACCGTTCCGTCACTTGGTGTTCCAATATTAAGAACATCTCCAAGTGCCATGATGAAGTCGATGTTATCAGAACTTGTTAGAGCAGAGTCGAATATGATTGTTGAACCAGATACAGTGAATGAATCTTGTGGGGCCTGCATAACACCATTGAGTGAAACCAACAAATGATTTGCACTATCAGGCGAATATGCACCACCGTTTAACAGTAGATTATATGTGGCAGTAGCAGATGTTGTAATAGCATCTAACTTAGAGTACGCACCTGTTAATGGTTGTTGTCCTATGAATGGCATATTATTATTTCCTAATCTCGTTCATACTATTTAGTCTGCGTCTTTAATTGTTAAAGTACCTTCTTTAACTTGTTTTAGTATTTCTGCATAATCTGTATTTTCTGGGTCTAACGGTACAAACATATGTGTATCATCCATACCATCTATAGTTAATTTTACGGTATCTTTATATGTTGTTCCATCTTTAAGGTTTATTGCGTTCATATATTGTGCTGATTTAATATTCATAATATTTCCTATAACTCTGCATTTGCTTCATAAAAGCGTGTATTGTTATCTACATCAACATGAGCAGCTCTACCTGCTGTTGCTCCAGTACATGATGCTCTATGTTGAAAATTTTGGGTGTTTATATTTTGAGCAGCAAAGTTAGTGATTGTTAAACTAGCTCCAGCAGAATAAAGGTTTCTACCACCAGATTTCATTGTAACTGTTGGATTAGCTCTCATAGGAACTGTAAATGAAAAATTTGCATATGCGTCATTGTTTGCGTATAGAGAATGAACAAATCCATTGTTTGCGCCATCACCACTGTGTGAGAAATACCTTTGACAAGCTGTAAGTTCTTCTCCAAATGAGCGGTGTTCAAAATCTGTGGATGTACTGCCTTTTTCAACTTGTACTCCTGTAAGATAAAAAGTTGCACCACTAGTTGCAATCCACCTTACTTGGTTATCACTTGAAACTCTATTACTACCAATCCATGAACCAAATGTAGTAGTGTTCTTTGCATTAGACCTACCAACATTAAACTCAAGAATTAATCCAGAACCAATTGTTCCATAATTACTAGTTAACCATGTACCATCAGTATCACCTACGAATGTAAGTGTCACTTTAGTCCATGTGTTTGCAGTTAAAGATGGAGTTTCTTGAACTTGACTCCTTCCACCACTACCAACTCTCATTGATACTGAATAAATTCCAGCAATACTAGTTTTAACCCAAAAAGATATAGTGCAAGAACTTGCAGTACTTGTTCCCCAACCTAAAGGAAGACGATTGTATCCCTCAATGACTTGACCAATTGCACTGTCATATTGGTCTAATCCAGAATTGACAGTTGTAACAGTTGCTTTTAGAGAATAACGAAAATCACCATTAGGTGTATCGGTTGATTGTTCAAAACTTGCTCTTCCAGCACCACCATAACTTCTCCACTTAAATCTATCAATAGAAGGATAAACATTATCACCAGTTGCAGTTCCAGAAGTACCTCTCTGGGCTACTTGCATAGCGCCATTGATGATAAGATTTCTACGACCTAAGTTTGGAACAACTTGATTTTCTGTAGATTGTATTTTACTTAATGCCATTATGGTTTCTCCGGCCACTTAACTGTGTCAAGTGTTTTGTATGTCTTTGTGATATCACGAAGTGATTGTCTATAAGTTTTCCAATCTGCATCATTTGACAAAGTAATATCTCTATTCTGTGTCCAATCTGTTTGTTGTAATAACAAATCTCGTTTTTGACGAAGAAATAATAAATTATATTCCTCTTTAACTTCAGTTACTTTTGACTTTACTTGTGTCCAAGTAATAGATGTATCTTGTGCATGAGTTCCGTCCTCTTGCACCTTAGTATACATCTCCTTAAATTCAGTTGCATTAGTTGGAGTACCAGAAAGCATAAACCCACCAGTAACTAGTTTACCAATAGCTGCAGATATATATTCTTGTTCAGTCATCATTATCCAATCCTATGTATTATAACTTGCGACCCATATTGTCTTTCGTGAATATCTGCATTACCAGAATTTACTTGCAATTGAGCGTAAAAATCAAGATAATCACCATTTGCAAAGGTGTGAACAATTTCATCACTACCTATAGCGTGCCTCAGAGCACCGATTACAGTACCACCACCGGCACCAGATGCCATATGTAAACCATTATGAATTGCACTATTATTTTTTCTAACTTGAGAAAGCATCTCTGATATTGTATTTGTACTACTAAAAAATGCATAAGAATATGATATACGATATGTACCAGCGGTAGCGGCAGTAAACGTACATCTATAATTTGATGTATCCCATGTCATATCACTTGCGTGAGATTGTACATTAAATGCAACTTTTGTCAAAGTGTCGTTAGTTAAAGTTTGTAAAGCATTCAATGTTGCATGAACAAACATTGGTTTAACAGATGCAGTTGGAATTGTTAAAGTCTTAGACGATAAATCAAGTATAGATGGTAACTTAGCAGCAGTAACAGCACCACTGACAATCTTTCCAGAACTGATAGTATTGTCAGCCTGGACGATTGAACTCTCTTCTAGTCCTTTGAATATGACATAGAAGTTTAATCCAACATCAGGCGCTTCTGACATTGTAAGAGTTGTTGCGTTAACAGTATAAGCCTCTGTAGGTTCTTGACGAACATTACCTACGAATACTTCAATATCGCTTGCAGAAGCAACTGCGCTACTTAATGTGAATGCTGTTGTACTACCGTTTGCAGTAAAATCCTGTTTAGTTCTTGTAGAAAAACTAGCATTTGGTGTACTTCCAATATATGGCATTAATTAACCCCTTATGTAATCTGCATGATACCTAGTACTGCATCAATAGCAGAACCAGCACTTGCTTTAACTTTTAGAATGTCACCAGTTTCCAGAATGTACTTTTGTCCAGCGAATACCTCTAGTGTTGTGTTTGCTGGTATAGAGACGTTTTCTAGTAATTGAAAATCTGCTGAAGCAGAAGCATCTCTCATTTGTACTTGTACTGTTTTCGCACTAGTTGTTTTGTTTGCAAGTGATAACCCTAGAACAACTGTAGTAGTTGAACTTGGCGTTGTGTATAAAACACTATACGAACCGTTAGCAACATTTGCAACTTGAGCATTCTTAAATGTATTAGCCATATCTTTTTCCTATTTATCCTAAAGCAATCGCAAGAGCAGTTGCATCATCAGCAGGGTCAAAATCTAATTTAGTCTTTGACACCGAACCTGTAGCCACAGTATTTAGTGTATTTGCCTGTGATAATTGTATTACTTGAATGTTATTTGTTCCACTTGGTGGAGCAGAAGTAAATGTTAATGTTGAACCAGTAACCGTGTAAGCGTAACTCGACCCATATCTTTGGAATACATTATCAATAAAAACTATAAAGTTAGCAGCATTATTTGCCGCTGGGGTTTGTGTTAATGCGAAAGCAGTTTGTGAACCTGTTCCATTGAATTCATCTATGTGTGGTGACGCCAAAGCAGACACCATTGAAACACTTGACCTACCAAGGTATACAATAAAAATTCTTGCACCAGAAGTTGGGGTGTCAGCGAATGTAATTTTAGGACTGCCAAGAGATAGAGAAATACTAAAAGCGTATTCTGGTTCTTGAACAATACCATCTAAGGACACTAAAAGTTGACCAGCTTGTGCAACAGGATAATCTAATGTAAACGTAGCATTAGTACCATCACCAGCAAGTAGCTGTTTTTCAAATGTACCATAAGATGGTGCAAAACCGATATATGAATCTGACATTTATTTTCCCTTTAATTCCTATACTTCTATTTATGATGTTGAATAAGTACAAGCAAACTGTAATGTTCCAGATGATGCACATTCATTATATGCTAATTCATTAGCACCGCCCTCTTTTAGTGCCAGACCATCACCTAAAAATCTTCCAGCAACAACACTTTTATTTGAAATTAAGGTTGATATTCTTCCTATTGAAAATACACAAGATTCGTTANNACTATTTCCANTAAAAGGAAAGCCTTGGATATACATTGTTGAACCATCTGAAGTATCTAATCCACTAGCAACAATTATTTCACAAGTAAGATAAACAATACGTCCTATTTTAGTGTATGTTCCATTTCTACTGGTAAAGGTTGGTGCTGAAACATTACCAAGTGTTGGTGTCCAAGTGCCTTCTTCATAATCGTCAAGGAGTTCATTTGTCATACCAGCTGCATTAGCACCAGCACTAAAATCAATTCCATGACCACTTGCTACTACAAGGTTGCCATCAGTTAAAGATAACCCATTTCCTATAGTTGCAAAACCATCATCTCTGACTGAAAATTTTTGTGCAAGACTTGAATTATAACCAACAAGTATTGAACTACTAGTACCATCAGTTGCACCAACTACTGTCAATGCTCTTGTGCCTGCAACTGTACCAGCATTACCTATAGAACCATGTCCAGCAATAGCAAGTGTTCCACCAGTTGCAAGATTACCAGCAACTGTAGGATTGTTTTCAATCTTTGCCCCAGTTACAGCATCATCAGCAATTTCCACAGTAACAACTGCACCGTCATCAATCTTGCCAGCGGTTACAGAACTATCACCTAATCCTTTTGTATTAATTTTTGAAATTGGCATTTATTTTTTCCTATTATGTTACTAGTCCAATGACGCTGTTATAAGTTGCAACTCTATATAACTCAGCATAACTGTTAGAATATTGTCCACCAGATGCATATGTAGCAAGTTGATGATTTCCACCGTTGATAACAGACGCACTAATGTTTGCATCAAATTGTCTCGTTCCAGTTGCCTTTCCACCATAATTACCAGCAGCACCTAGTCTTGCTAAACTACCACTTGCTGGTGAAGCAGCGGCAGTATTATTTGTACCATTAAATGCAAACGCATTTTGTGAAACAGCAGTTTTCAAGTCAAAATTAATGTCACCGCCAGATGAGTTGTTATTAGAGGCATAACTGTGTGCATAAAATTCTATTCTCATTCTATCGTGGTCTGCTGGAATATACAATCTTGCCCAATACCAACCGACAGAAATACCAACACCAGTTGAAGCTGAACCACCACATCGGAAATAGTATCGACCATCTGTAGTACCCTGTGCAGTAAAGATTTCACTACTACCTTGAGTATGTGCGCCGTCATGCGTACCAGAATATCCACTCGTATATACTGCCCTATCAGTGTTACTGTAGTTAGCAGCACCGTGACTATAGTAACCATTTGCTTGGG